ATTGCGTTTAAGAATATGCTGAATGAGTTTGGTGAAGATGGTTTAGTGAACATTCCTGAACCTTCTAGCTTGACCGCTACGCTAGACATTCCAGCAGGATCAGTTAGAGGACTTGCGTACAACCTAGCGGTAGAAGTAGCAGCAGAGTTTGGTTTAGATCCGACTCCGATAGTCTTTGAGATAGCAAAAGAAACAAAAGATCGTCTTGAAAGTGAAATTACTTTAGATATGTCTATCGATGCCAGTGATCTCAGATGGTCGCATGGTAAATATGAGATAGATAGCGATAGCCTATGAGAGCTTCAGTTCCATTAGAGTCTAGCTATCAAAGCACACGACTAGACGCAAACAGACAGCAAACCTTAAATCTGTTTCCTCACACACTGAGAGGATATAGGCAGTTTCCTGGTCATGTTACCTTTGCGTCGTTTCAGGCTACAGGAGAGTCTCTCACAGACGCAGACGCAAGTGCTATAACAGACAGTGCAGGAGATGCGGTTCTAGTCTCAGTGACGCCCGGAGGCGCAGACAGAGGACTTATTGCAAACGGCCCAAATGGACTTTTGTATCAGGTTACAGGCTCGTCTCTGTACAGCATAGACTCAAGTGGTGCAGCAACGTTTAGAGGCGAGGTGGCAAATGATCCTCAACCTGTAGTGATGGCAACGGACGCAAACCAGTTAATTATCTGTACTGGTGGCACTCCTTCCGCGCTTGTCTATACTGTTTCGGGTGGATTACAGACTATATCGGACTCTGACTTGCTTACGACTAGCAGCGTGGCCTTTTTGGATTCTAGGTTTATCTATCAACAACCAAACGGCTTTTTTGTTGTCTCAGCGTTGAACGATGGCACAAGCATTGAATCCCTTGACTTTGCACAGGCTGAGGCTTTACCAGATGACTTGTTAAGGGTTTTCTCTCAAGACCAATACTTATACCTATTTGGAGAAACAACGACTGAGATATGGTTTACAAGCGGCACAGGTAGACCGCCTCTATCAAGACAAGCAGTCTTACAACAAGGCATTTGCGGAACTTACGCGGTTGATTCAATTGACGGAATAATTTATTTCATAGACGCAAACAGAAGACCGGGAATGATTCAGGGCGAATCGTTCCAGCCTTTGTTCGTTCCTGCGATTGGAGAACAGTGGGCAGGGTTTGGAGCAAGCGACTTTGAAACAGCAAGGGTAGCAACTTACTCTTTGCATCAAGAAAACTTTGTAGACTTCATATTCTCAGACCAAGGGCAAATCTGGACGTATCATGTAACGTCTAAGACTTGGTTTGAAAAAGACTTCATGACTACTTCAATCGTTCACGATTACGATTTAGTCCTTGCCGCACACTCGGCAAACAAAAAGATTTACAAACTAGACTTTGCAAACTTTCAGCAGGACGGTGCAGACATGACAAGGCGTAAAGACTTGCCTTTGATTAGCTCTGAAGTCTTAGACGTTGGAGGCGCAGAGATGGTTATCGACAAAGTAAAATTACACGTTGATACGTCTGCAAGTTCTTCAGTAGCTTTAAAAGTATCAAAAGATTTAAACAGTTTTTCAACAATCAACACAATAGACGTTGACGGAAATAAAACCCTTGATGTGAAATCTATCGGCAAATCAAGAGAGATCATTGTCCGGGTAGAAACTAGCTCTAATACAAAAGTCGATATCTTGGACGCAGCAATTGATGCGCAAGTATTAAGAGGATGACATGGGACAACTAACACAAACGACTACCCAGCTTCAAACGATCTTAGATGATGCAGACGCGAGTAATGCGGGTAATACTTCTATCTCAGATGCGAGTGATACAACTGCAACCAGTTTAAAAAAATCAGGCTTTTATTCTCTACAAGCTTCTAGCTCTAATGCACCGAGTACAGACAGATCGGCTCTCTTGACTGCTGTAAGGAATACAGGTGCAACAGGTGAGATCAGATACGGTCAGATAGTTTGGACTGAATCTAACGGACTATGGTGGAACCGAGACGATGGTGGCAGCTTAGGGACTTGGTACGAAGCAGTCGGAACAGCAGCAACCCAAACACTTACAAACAAGACTCTTACAAGCGCGGTACTGACTACACCTCAGATTAATGACAGTAGTGCAGACCACCAGTATACCTTTGCAGCAGCAAATCTGGCCGCAGACAGAACGATTAGTCTGCCCTTGCTGACAGATAACGACACCTTTGTTTTTCTAGCACACACACAAACACTGACGAACAAAACCCTCACTTCTCCAGTCATTACAGGCGGCTCAATTAATAACACGCCTATCGGAGCAAGCACCGCCTCGACAGTTGTAGCAACTCAGGTTGATATTACTGCGCAAGGTGATCTTAGATTACAAGACAGTGCAGGTGGTCAATATGTTGCTTTGCAAGCTCCTGCTACATTAAGCGGATCGTACACTCTTACCCTACCGGGGGACGATGGAACTGCTAATCAAGTTTTGCAAACAGACGGATCAGGGGTTACGTCGTGGACAAATGTTAGCTCGGCAGGAATTTCAGACGGAAGCATAACCACCGCAAAACTAGCAGCGGATGCCGTGACTCAGGCAAAGGTCGCAGACGATGCTATAGGCGCAGATCAACTGGCTGCCAGTGCTGTAGTGACCGCCTCGGTGGTAGATGATGCAATTACCTCGGCAAAATTAGCTCATGCTTTAGATGTCGTGACCTCCCTTGGAATAGGAGGAGGATCAACTAACGGAGTTTCAATAACTCAAGGCGCAATCTCTATAAAGAACGGAGGGGCGCAAAGCTACATTGATTTTTATTGTGAATCATCCAACGCGCATTACGCCCGTCTCTTATCCCCTGCGCACTCTGCCTTCTCATCTAACATTACTCTTACCCTCCCGGCTGCAACAGATACGTTAGTTGGAAAGGCAACTACTGATACCCTTACGAACAAGACGCTTACCTCGCCTAAAATTAATGAAGATGTAGCAGTTACGTCAACCGCGACAGAAATAAATATACTTGATGGCGTAACGTCCACTACCGCAGAACTTAATATCTTAGATGGCGTTACAAGTACCACAGCAGAAATAAATATCTTGGACGGTGTAACAGCAACAACAGCAGAGATTAATTATCTTGATGTAACAACACTTGGCACATCAGAAGCCAGCAAAGTAGTTACCTCAGATGCTAATGGTGTTACAAAGTTTGATAATGGTATTCAAGAAGAATCAACAGCAGTCTCAAGTTCTAGTAATGCAGCAACACTAAACTTACGAGATGGTTCAGTGTTTACTCATACTCTAAGCGAAAACGTAACTTATACATTTAGTAATCCTGCTACATCTGGATATGCTTCTTCATTCACATTAAAGGTTACACAAGACTCTTCAGCTAGAACTATTACATGGCCGGGATCAGTAGATTGGGCGGCAGCAACAGCCCCTACACTCAGCACTGGATCAGGTGATGTAGATGTATTTGTATTTATGACTGTAGACGGTGGTACGACTTATTATGGATTTACAGCAGGGCAGGATTTAAGTTAATGGCTTTTCTTTCTGAAAAACTTATTTCTGCATCTGGTGGCGTTCAAGAAGAAACAGATGATGACTTCAATTTAGTCACAGGGCTATATCATTTTGATGGCTCTAACGCAGCGCAGAATAATACGTTCTTAGACTCATCATCTAATGGGTTTACTGTAACTAAAACTGGAACTATCCCTCAAGGAACCTTTAGTCCTTTTAGTGCAGATGACGGCAAGTGGTCAGCCTTTTTTGCAGCGGTCAACCCTCATATTAATTATTTACAAGTAGCCTCAAGTAGTGATTTTGCTTTTGGCACTGGTGATTACACGATTGAGGCTTGGGTTTGGAAAATAAGTACAGGGCAACAATCTATTTATGATGGAAGAGGCGGCACGAATACAAACAGAATTGTACTTTACGTTAATAGTGCAAATAAACTAGCTAATTATATAAATGCCGATGTAAAAGGAGCAGCAACCTCTGATTTTCCTTTGAATCAATGGGTTCATGTAGCGTTGGTAAGATCAGGAACTACAGGCTATATGTTTCAAAACGGTACTCAGGTTGCAACTTGGTCAGGCGATAGTACAGACATTGCTGCTCCTGATACTGCTGGTTTATACATTGGAGAAGACACTCGCTCTAGCGCAAGTTATCCTTGGGGTGGTTTTATTTCAAACCTAAGAGTATTAAAAGGAACGGCTCTTTACACCGGGTCGTACACTACTCCTACCTCTCCCTTGACTGCTATAACAAATACCAAACTTTTAACTTGCTGTAGTAATAGGCACAGAGACAAAAGCACTTCTGCTCATGTAGTAAATTCAGTTAATGCCGTTACTAATAAAAATGGGCCAGCTATACAACCCTTCTCACCTTTTGCGCCTAGCTCTAGTTATAATGCGGCAACTAAAGGAGGATCAGGGTATTTTGATAATGACACCTACCTTACAATCGCAGACAACTCAAACCTTGATATATCAAGTGCCTTTACTGCTGAAGCGTGGATTTATGTTGTAGATTTTCCTGATGGAAATTTAGGTGCAACAGGCCAAGGATTTGTTCTCACACGATGGGTAGCCTCAGGAAATCAAAGAAGTTGGGGTATATTTCTAGGGAATGACGGAGCGATTGCTGCTTATGTCAGCACAAATGGGGGTGGAACCTACACAGGAACGGCAACTTCTTCATCTGGCGTAATAAAAGCAGAAAGTTGGCATCATGTCGCTCAAGCGTGGGACGGCTCAACAAATCGTATGTTGGTAGATGGAGTGGTTGTAGCTTCAACTTCAGCGTCTACAGTGAACACGGCTCCAAACGCTCCTTTTACAATTAATGCTTTGAACACATCGCTCACTGGTGCTAATCAATTGGTTTATATTTCTGGAGCAAGATTTGTTAATAACTCTGCTCTTTACACTGGCAGTTATACAATACCAACAGCACCACCCACCGCTGTTTCAGGGACTCAAGCCTTAGTAAACTTTACCAATGCCGCTATGTTTGACCAGACAGGTAAAACAAATGTAGAAACAGTAGGCAATGCTCAATTAGACACTAGCTATAAAAAGTTTGGTACAGCCAGCGCAGAATTTGATGGCACTGGTGATCGGTTAGTTATAAGTAATTATGATGTAGCTCCTGTTGGCACTCAATCTTTTACTGTTGAGTGTTTTATTTATGTTGGTGACGTAAGCAATTATCGTTGCGTTTATTCAGCAGGATTTGGAATCCAAATTTATGTATGGACTGATAGTAAATTGCAATCTTACATCGGCAATTCTTCAGGTGGTTACGATATAAATGGGTTTCAATCTACTAGCACAATTTCAATTAATACATGGACACATATTGCCTTAGTAAGAGACAGCGCAAATAGCACATTAACGTATTACATAAACGGAACTGCAAGCGGTCAAACATCGGTTACAACTAATATTCCAAAACTGACAGGCGCAAGTGATTACTCGTATGTAATCGGTTCTTATTCAAATGGAAACTACTCCTTTTCTGGTTATATTGATGAAATGAGAATTACAAACAAAGCACGATATACCAGCAACTTCACCGCACCAACGAAAGAATTTCCAAATAGGTAAATAATATGCAGATAGCTATAATTAAAGATAATAAAGTTGAAAGCATGGGAGAACACAGAGAGTTGTTCTCTAATGTAAGTTTTCCTGCAACTGGCCCATCATCTGATTGGATGACTGCTAACTCTGTAATGCCTGTAACCATGAGTCGTTCTTACGATAGGATGACACAGAAAAGCACAAGTGTAGATCCTTACATAGAAGACAATGTTGTATACCTACATAAGATAGAAACTCTAACAGATAGCGAAAAAACAGCGGCACAGACAGAAGCAAATAACAGACAGGCAGAAGCACAAAGGGCAGAACGAAACAGAAGACTAGCAGAAACAGATTGGATGGCTTGTAGTGATGTAACTATGAGCAACGATTGGAAGACATACAGGCAAGCGTTGAGAGACATAACGAAGCATGAGAATTGGCCCAATCTAAAAGTGCCTGATATGGACGGATCGGGCGATAACGATTGGCCGGTAAAGCCTAGCTGATGTCTGATCTATCTCAACATGAAAAAGAGTGCTTAATTCGCTACCAAAACATTGAACAGCGAATGAATCGGATTGAGGTGAGTGTCTATGCGCTCTATCCTTTTTTAGTCGGGAGTTTGTTGGCCGCAAAATTTATAGGTTAAAAAATGTTTGCTGAACTTGCAGCGATTACCAGTGCTATCTCTGCAATCAATCAAACGATATCAACGTTCAAAGAAGGCAAGGCAAATGCTCAACAAGCAGCCTCCTTGTTGGGTAAGTTTGGTACGACTGCCCAAAAACTAGACGATTGGGAAAAGAAAAAGAAACTCAAACGCCCTTTAACTCCTAAAGAGGCTATGGATCTTTCTATTAAACGTAGAGAGATCAAATCAATAGAAACAAAGATAAAAGACCATCTTATGATGGCTGGTATGAGTGACGTTTGGAGAGAAGCAGAGCGCATTCGTAAACAGTCAGAAAAAGATCACTTACAATATTTAAAAGATATCCACAAGAAACGCAAAGAACGACAACGTAAGATGAAAGAGCGTCTTACTGCGGCATTTATTGTTTGCTCTTTAGTATTTTTAAGCTGGTCAGGCTGGTACATTTACGAAGCCATTCAAGAAAGAAGATTAGATTCAGCAAAGCAAAGACTAGA